ATATGTTCAAGGCGGTAAAGAAATCTGCGCTTTTTGCTTACACGATTATGAATGTGAACCTGGAGAAACGATATGTGGAGCAACTTATAAAGGCTTTAAATGGAGAGGTTTAAATGAGAGGGAGGAAAGCGAGGGTGAGGAAGGATGATAGAAAAAATCTACAAAAACAAATACATGGCAACATGCGACAACTGCGGAACAGGGCAAGAGTGCGACAGCTGGGCAGAGGTAATGGACTTCATGAACTATGAAGGCTGGAAAAAAAGATTGGTTGACGGGGAATGGAAGCATTTTTGCCCTGAGTGCGGGGAGGATAAAAAGCAATGATATGTAAAGTGAAATTCACACACAACAAGAGCCGTGCAAACATCAACTGCGCAGAGGTGCGCGAAGGGAAAGAAGTATATCGGCATCCAAAAGGGTATTTTGTGGTGCTGGAGTTTCAGGGAGTCGGTGGTAAGTTTCGAGAGGCTTTTTGGCCGGAAGAAGTCATGTGAAAATTTCTGTGGCACGAAAGGTGGAGTGCTAAATGTATACAAGGGTTGAAAGTCGATTTTGGCAAGATGAAAAAATGCGCAGCATTTCAGATGATGCAAGGTATTTGATGTTATACCTTTTAACATCTCCACACCGAAACATAATGGGGTTTTACTTCTTACCATCTCCATATGCATGCTTTGATTTGGGATGGGACGAAAAACGGTTTAATAAGGCGTTGCAGGAACTGTTAGAGGTAGGCACTATAAAATATGATCCCCATGCTCATGTTGTGCTGATACAGAACTACCTCAAACATAACGCACTTGAAAATCCAAACCAGGTTAAGAGCGCTATTGATAAGCTGGATGAAATGCCGCAAACCCCTTTGTTTAAAGACTTTTTAGCTATTATAGAGCAATTCGATAAACCGTTTATGCAACCGTTAATCGAACGGTTACAGGAACGATTTAGCAAACCAGTAACAGTAACAGGAACAGTAACAGTAACAGGAACAGGATCAGGATCAGGAACAGAAAGTGAAGGCACCGAATCCGCACACACACCCACAACCAAACCCGAAAAAATCAAATACGCCGACTTTGTCAGCCTGACCAATGCCGAATATGAGGCACTCGTGGCGAAACTCGGCGATGCTGGCGCAAAGCGTTGTATTGAAATTCTTGATAATTACAAGGGCGCAACGGGCAAAAAATATAAATCCGATTATCGGGCCATTCTTAACTGGGTTGTGAACAGGTATGAGGAAGAGCAGCACAAAAAACGAGATAAAGAAAAAGTCAGGGGCGCGCCTCCGGTACAGACAACAAACTTCAAGCAGCGTACATACAGCGACGAATTTTATAAAAAAATCGTGAATCGCCTTTAGCGGAAGGGATGAAAATGATTGTTTACAGGTCCGGATTTAGTACGATACGAAACATCACCGTGCAAACGCTGCTTAGGTTGTCAAAGAATGGAACAGGACAACTTTGTACCACCGAAGAAATGCAATCAGGCGGTGTTGGTGGCAGAAAACGAACAAGTTAAAATGGACGAGATAGAGAACAAGCGTTTGGTGTCGTCTGGAGGTTAAAACGGCTTAAAAACGATTTTAGGAGGGGATGAACGTTGGAACTATACAGAGATCACTTTCAAAACTACAAAAGATACAATATCCCAAAGGCGCAGTTGATTATTGCTGATATACCGTACAACATAGGCGTAAACGCTTACGCCTCTAATCCTCAGTGGTATAAAGACGGCGACAATAAACAGGGTGAAAGCGAATATGCAAATAAAGCCTTTTTTGATACGGACAAGGATTTTAGGGTGTCGGAATTTATGCACTTTGTGAGCACAATGTTGAAAAAAGAACCTAAAGAAAAAGGACAAGCTGGGTGCATGATAGTGTTCTGTGAGTTTGAACAACAATTCATGTTAATTGATTATGGTAAGAAGTATGGATTTAATCATTACATTAACCTGGTATTCAGAAAGAATTATTCGGCGCAGGTACTAAAAGCCAATATGAAAGTGGTCGGAAACTGTGAATATGCCTTGATTCTTTATCGTGATAAGTTGCCTAAATTTCGCAATAACGGGCGTATGATATTCAACTGTATGGACTATATCCGGGATACTGAAACTCCCAAAATCCACCCAACACAGAAAAGCATACATGTTTTGATGAATTTGATAAGTCTTTTCACCGATCCCGGGGACGTTGTAATTGATCCAGTTGCCGGAAGTGGAGTTACTTTGCTTGCTGCTGAAATGTTAGGGCGGAAAGCATACGGCTTTGAAATCAAGAAGGAATATGTTGATGGATTCTACAACAAACTGGCGGCAAACGTGCAGACTACGGTATTTAATATGATGGCGGAAGAACAACAGAAAAGAAAGCAAAAAGCCATGTTTTAGGAGGGATGAAATGATAAAACTAACAATACCCGGTGAACCGTGTGCAAAGCAGCGTCCACGAACGACTAAACAAGGGCATACATACACGCCCCAAAAAACCGTCAACTATGAAACGCTTGTCAGGGAATTATATACCCTGCAAAACTTCCGCCAACAGCTTAAGGGTGAATTGGTTATGACGGTACGGGCATACTTTACGATTCCGAAGTCGGCAAGCAAGAAGAAGGCGGCAGATATGGCTGGCGGTAGAATTAGGCCAGCCAAAAGGCCTGATTGGGACAACGTCGG